TCAAGATCTCCAGCGTTAGTTGTATAGTCAATACCAGCTTTTTGAGCTAGACGACTAGCATAGTCTGTATTCCACCCTTTCTGGGTGATAACACCGAGCATATGCGCATACATAAGTTCTTGGCCATACTTAGAAATATTACCAGGTTCTTCACGATTACTAAATACGCGTTTACTATTACGCATATCAGCAATTTCTTGAGATTTTGCTTCCATCTCTGTTTTGAACTGCTTCATAACTTCTGCTAAATCTGCATCTTTTGCAGTCATTCTTGCTTCCATATCTGCAAGAAGTTTTTCAGTTCCAGAACCCATAGTTTCAACTACGGTTGCTTTTAGTTTTGCTTCAGCTTCAGCTTCAGCCTTTGCTTTCGCGCTAGCTTGTGCTTTTTCTTCTGCTTGTTTTAGAGCTTGCTTAGCAGCTGCATCCTCTGCTGCTTTCTGAGCAATAGCTTCCATCTCGAGTCTTGTTGCCTCGTCCATTTTGATCTCCTTTTGAACAGATTTTTCTGTTCCTGCCGGTGTAGTACCAGTTGAGGAATTATCCTCGTTATTAGCCTGACCGGCTAGATCTACACTATTTTTTGTGAAAGTTTTTTTGAAGGCTTCGTACTCTTCCTTAGAGCCTTCGAAGGCCTTCGCCAGAGAGAAAGTAGCTGCTTGATTACAGGGAATCGATACTACCGATACCTCTAACAACTCAGCGTCCTTAATCCTTAAACCGCCAGTCTCTTCTAGATAATCGGCATCCTTGATCAAGAAACTGACAGAAAAAGCTCCAAGAACACCATCTTTAATAAGTTTATACCATTTTTCGGCCGCTTCACTGATTCGAGCGAATAGCTCTAGTCCGTTATCAGTAACCTCTAATGATTCTGCACGTCCAATCGGTTCATTCGCATCATGGTTCATTAGAATGATAGGATTAGCCTTAAAGTTATCTAACCCTCTGTTTCTTGTCCAAGCATCGTGTGTAATTACATCCCCTGCTCGGTCAATATCATTCGTACTAGCCAGACCCCGAATTCTTAAAGCTCCATCATCTGCTGATTTAGCCTGAAAGGGCGAGACAAATTTGAAGATTTGTTTCATTCTAACTCCAATACCTTAATTAAAAGGTCTTGCTAACGGTTCTGTTAGCTAGGGCTTGTAATGCGTCATATTCGCCCTTTTCTATCTTAGGAGGATTTTTTCGGAGTTCTTCAAACACCTCCGGCATAGCACTCTCCATGATAGTAATCATTCTAGGCCAGCTTCCAAATTGTTTCAATATATGTGCTGTCCTTAAAGGTACATTAGGTAGTCTATCATATTCTCCTCTAGAAAGTACCTTACCTTCTTGGAGGAATACTGTAGCCACGTCTTCCATGACTGCGTTTCTTCTTCTTACACTCATTATTCTTCATCCTGGGGCGGCTTTCCACCCTCATCTGGGTTTGATGCACTTCCTGCAATATTAGCAGGAATTCGTAATTTGTTACTTTCGGGATCACTATCTTCTTCAAATCCTAGAGCTTCACGAGCTTCATTAGGATAAATAATTCCACCATTAACTAATGATGAGTAGTATTGAGATTGATCCCTCAATTCTGGTTGCATAGCTGGGATGCCTGTTGTATCTTCTGTTAGTAAATATCCGAAAAATCTTTCTATTCCGAAATTTAGCTTTCTTACAATAGGAAGCACCGTCTCTAGGTAATACATTCTCATATTAGGTCTCAGATTTGCGTTATTACCTGAGTCTAGCATAATTGGAGGAACACCAAGAGCTTTTAGTATGATTTTCTCGTTCTCGTCGATAGAAGATTGGAAGTCTAAATCTTTGAAACTAACATCAGAGATTGTATCTAACTCAAGTCCTCCATCGAGTACTAAAGGTCTGCGTCCTCCAGTATCTGGGCGGTATTTATTCACCCAGGATTCTATTAACCTTACTTTAATCTTCTCTGATAAAGTATTTGGGCTCTTGATTATAAGCCCCGGTACCGCTCCATTCTTAAAGAAGTTATCTTGGAAAGCTCTCATGTTTCCCATGAGTTGCATTGTTCTCAATGCTGGCTTTAACCTAGAAACCCCGCGATAGATGGAATAGAATGAGTTCTCCTTTATATGTATTATTTCTGAAGGAGAATACTTCTTTCCACCTGTAAATTCGTATCTAGCGACATAATTAGTCTCACTAGGAATAATTGTCATCTTGTTAGCGGGCATATGGTAAATATGCGCGCCATCAAAATAAATAAATATATTACCATCTATAATGTAGTCTGTTATAAGGTTACGGCGGAAAGTGTTAATATCTTGGAACGGGTTAGGTTCGTGGTTTAGCAATCTATTAACACTTACTCGCTTAATTCCCTTTACTACGCTCTCACCTGGAGCCTGCAGTCCTACATTTGTTGGGATTTCTGCCGCGTCGTCAATAATCATATTGGCACCGCGATTTACTATCTCCAAATTCTCATAGTAGTACTCGTATCGAGCACTTTGTTCCCTAGAGGGTTGTGTCCCTCCAGCAATCTCTGGTTGGGACGGATTCAGTTTGTTTCTGCCTAGTAATGTATCATACCATGCCATGTTTAATTCTCATTTTTTCGACCCACCGGGCTTGCTTGCCGGCAGTACCAAGACTGGGATTTTTACCGTAGATTGAATGTAGTTTGAGGTGGTCGTCGTGACATAAGGTAACTGTATCTTCATATAGCTCTTTCTCATGTTCCTCTATGAACCTATCTCGAAACTCTAAGACATCATTCGGGTCTAATCTGTTTCGGAGGAGCCAGCGATTGAACAAGTCACTCAAGGTGGTGTAATGGTGAAAGTCTAGGGACTCGGTTGAACCGCATACCCTACACTCCGTGCCCTTTTCATACCTTGACTTTGCTCTATCTCTGACATACTTAATTGCGTAGCGTTTTAAATCTTTCATAGCTTTTTCAATTTATAAAGAAATTATACCCCGACCAATGTGCAATGTCAAGAATTATTTTTCCCGGTTCCATTAGAACGTAGTCATAGTAGTTTCAAAAGAATACAGTGCATATCTTATAGCATCCGCACAGTGGGATGCCATATTATGCTTAGGTTTCTCTCTTAACAAATTAGGATTTGGATCCCATTGATACTGGTCTATTGCAGCTAATGACTCTTTACAACGCTGATCTATGAATAACTTATTATTATCTATAATATTAGCTACTTGAGCAATACCATCTAGTAAAGATTTCTTAGCATTAATAGTAGAAATATCATAATCTTGAGCGAAGTCAAAGCGGGTTTGCTGCGCAGCGGAGTCAATATAGATGTAGTCAATATCCCATTTTCTAATCAATCGTTGTATTTCTTCCGCGTGCTTAGAAGTTGTCTTTTCTGCACTAAAATATTCTTCCAGTAAGTAGTATTTTTCTTCATCCCAGTCATAAGCAAAAACACAGAAAGCTGTTGGGTCTCTGAAACCTACATCAAGCCCTGCAAATACGTCCATATCAGAAATATCAAGCTCTTCTAAATTCGCCACATTAGTTTCGAAATTGAAGTTCCATACTTGTCCAAGGTACATATTGAAATCCGCTTCATATTCTTGTGCGAATTCTGCAACTGACATTGATTTTCGTGCTTCTTCAATATCTGTTAGAGACATACGCGGATTTTCTCTCCAATCAGCTTTGATTGAACACCATTCTGGGAACTTATCAGAGAACCCACGGTCATAAAGTTCTGCAAACCAATTATTCCGCCCACGTGGGGTGGAAATAAATAGAGCTTTAGAATTATCTTTGTCTAATGTAGGACGTAGAGCCACGTTGAAAGCATCCATTCCTTCTGCTAGTGCCGCTTCGTCGAAGATGATTAAGTCATATGAACGTCCAACAGTAGAATCTACCATATTAATAGATCCCATACGTATGGTAGAACCATTAGAAAGTTCTATAACTTTATCTTTTGCATTATCTTTTACTACTTCTAGATCGAAGTGTTTGATCAGCGAGCGTTGTAAGTCAAAGGAGATTTGGGAGAGAGAATAGTTGGGGGAAATTACTAGAATGTTAGAACCAGGGACTAGAGATACTAGTTGCCCAATGATGTTAGCAATATAAGTCTTGCCTAACCTTCTGGAAATTGCCGCTACCACAAACCGATATTTTGGATTATTTATGGCATTGATTATCGCGATTTGAGGTGGGAGAGGCGTAATTCCTAAAAGCCCCATGTACGGAGTTACAGGGAGTTTTAGAAATCGCTGGTCTTTGGGGTATTCCAGTATTTCGGCTGATATTATGTCAGCCCTGCTTATTGTTATTGCCATTAGTTATTGCTCGTTTTTTTCTCGTTGTATAATTGCTCTAGTTCCATTCCAGCCTGAGTTAACATATGAACTAAACCAAGCTGCTCCAACGCCAGTTATTGTAGCAATTAACCCAGCCTGTGCGGGTGTGGGCGCCGCTAGCGCCATAAACCAAACTACTGATTTTAGTAGCAGTATAATATATGTACCAAAGAAAAGTCTAGGGAAGATTCTATAAGCATCTATTGTTCTAGCAAGATGAACCCACTTTATGTAAGGGTTTCCTTTATCCCCACTCTGTAATTTTAATACAGCTTCTCTGAGTTCATTATTATTTTGTAGTATTTCAGTAAATTTATCTAGGTCGAGCTGAACCTCGTTACGGGTCATGTCGCCATAGAAATCTTTATCAGACATCTTCGAACGGTTCGCCGAAATCTACTTCATCATCTATAACGGTTGTACCAGTTATAGTAGTCATATCTCTTTGTACTTCTAAACCATCATCTATATCATCACGCAACCCATCTAAAGGAGCTGATAGCTTATAGTTGCCCATATACACGTCAGCCTCATATTCATTATCAAATATTTGTTTAGGTTGCCCAGACTCTAGCACCCACCACTTACCTCTTTTAAATTTCTTAATTTTCATCCTTCCTCCGTTACTGCTAATATAATACCTGCCATAACTAAAAGTATTACGGCATAAATCCCTAAAGATATAAATGCCAGGATGGCATGTATTAATATTGGAATCGCAGCTAATATAAGTACAAACAATACAGGAAGCATTACTAAGAATCCAATAAATGCTAATACGTTTTTCATTATTTCTCCAAAATATTTATTGCCCCCACTGCTTTACAAATTTCAATAT